TTGATGGTCCAGACACGGTATTTGAAATCAATTCTAGCGGCACAATAGCCGTTACGGGTCTGTTTTCGAACTATGACGTAGTAAACACAACAGGTAGCACTCAAACTGGAATATCTTATGTTCAGTTAGATGGCGGATCTGTAAATACTACGAACACGTTACCGTTAATGGCAATTGACATATCACAAGATCCACAAAATAGTGATACGGCAGCTACTAACGCTAACATAGTCGTGAGAATAAATAATCACTTCTATAAACAAAACCAAACGGGCTTTTAAAATAGGAGAATAATTTATGGCTATATCACGTTCACAACTAGTTAAAGAACTAGAGCCAGGATTGAATGCACTATTCGGCCTGGAATATAATAGATACGATAACGAAGACGCAGAAATCTTTGTAACAGAAACTTCAGATCGAGCTTTCGAAGAAGAAGTTATGTTATCAGGATTCGGCACAGCGGAAGTCAAACAAGAAGGTGCTCCAGTAGTATTTGATAATGCTACAGAAGCATACACTTCTAGATACACTCATAACACGATTGCTTTAGCATTCGCGATTACTGAGGAAGCTATTGAAGATAACTTGTATGATAGACTTGCTGCGAGATACACTAGAGCATTGGCAAGATCAATGTCGCAAACTAAGCAAACGATTGCGGCTAACATCTTAAACAATGGTTTCAGTGCTTCTTACACAGGTGGTGATGGAAAAGCTTTATTAGCTTCAGATCATCCTCTTGCTAACGGTGGAACGTTTAGAAATATACTTTCTACTGCTGCTGACTTATCAGAAACATCACTTGAGCAATCTCTAATCGACATTGCTGCATTTGTAGACGAAAGAGGTCTAAAAGTTGCTCTACAAGGTAGAAAATTGGTAATTCCTAAAGAATTACAATTTACTGCTGAGAGAATCTTGAGAACACCTTTATCAACTACTCCAGGTGGTTCTAATGCGTTCGCGAAAAACGACATCAACGCTATGTTAAATATGGGAATGATCCCAGAGGGTTACAGAGTTAACCACTTTTTAACAGACACTGATGCATTTTTCATCATGACTGACGCACCAAATGGATTAAAACACTTTGTAAGATCGCCAATTAAAACGGCAATCGAAGGTGATTTTGATACTGGAAACGTTAGATTCAAAGCTAGAGAAAGATACAGTTTCGGCTGGTCTGACCCTAGAGGAATCTTCGGTTCTGCAGGAGCTTAAGAACTAATTATTATACTGGGGTGTTATTTACACCCCAGTATATCTAATGTAAAATAAAATTATGAAATCAGACGTTAAACCAGTCGTACTAGCTTCAAATATAACTGCACAAGTTTTATGGGCAGGTCCTACAAGATTAAGAGGATATACTATTCAATCAACAGGCGTTTCTGGAACAGCAATTATTAATGGTTTAAGTGATTCAGCTACTGTTTCTTCTTCAACTAACACACAAGTTTATATCCCAGTACAAATTGGCGCTGGATTAACACAAACATTTACACTTCCAGAAGACGGAGTTTTATACGCAGAACGTAATGGTACTGGTATAGTAGATGGCGTTGGTGTTACTGCAAATACTTCTGCATTAATCGTAACTTTATATATAGATAAATAGTATTAAAATGGCTGGCTTTGGTTCTCAAAAAAGAGGAACAGGTAAAGCTGTTAAAAAATTCGCCATCGGTGGATCATCAATATATGCATCCGCATATTTAGGAAAACCAGGATATACAGAAGCAGAAAATTTATATCAACAGTTTGATCCTCTTGGTCAAGCTGAATTAAAAGAAATTACAAAATCATCAAAAGAAGCATCAAAACCAAAAGAGGAAAAAAAAGAAGAACTTGCTAAAGGTGGAATGCCAGCAAGAAATAAAAAGAATTTTAGATCTACAGAAGCTGGCGCAGGAATGACACAAGCTGGAGTTAAATCTTATAGAAGAATGAATCCAGGCTCAAAATTAAGTACAGCTGTAACAGAAGATAAACCAGGTCCAAAAAGAGCAGCAAGAAGAAAATCATATTGTGCTAGATCTGCTGGACAAATGAAAATGTTTCCAAAAGCAGCAAAAGACCCTAATTCTAGATTAAGACAAGCAAGAAAAAGATGGAAATGTTAAGCTTGCAATGTCTTATTTAAATGCTAATATCCCTCCTATCTATTGCAAGATAAGGAGAGAATATTTATATGACTTACGAGAACATCAAGGAGAAACTGAAGACTGTGTGGTATTTGGTTTGGGGAGTATTAGCGGCCGTGCACTCTTGTTTCATTGTTTACTTACGAATGGTGCAATATATTGGAGACTTCCTATCTCTGCTTTTATTCAAAGAGGAAGCGGCAGTACTTTGTATAAAGGACAAATGGAATCTCAAGATCTCGAAGATCTTCAGCTGTGGAATTCATTCAGTTATTATCCTAGCATTACTGTTTTTGATTTTTTAAAAGGTCAACGTTGCAAATATTTTAGTAAAACTAAAAATAAACTTTATCATGGAGAATATTTATTCACTGTTGATTGGGCGCATCCAGAAAGTAATATCTTGGATACTGAACATTCCGAAATTCCTGATCAGCATAAGTGCGGACACGTGTTGGCTCTTGATAACGGTAATTATGCAGTTATGCCTAATAATCGTATTTTGTGGAGTATCCCTAGCTTTACTACTTCATCATCTGTACCTGATTATAAAGTACAAACTACAGTTTGGAATGTTGAAAACAAAGGATTGATTACAGAAGACACAGATAAGTTTTTTTATGATATAATAAAAGAAGATAAAAAATGAATAAAGAAAAATTAACATTTGTAGTAACTACATTAGTAACAATGACTTTATGTATTGTTGTATTAAGCATGGTTATGACTCTTATGGTTGGTCTATTTGATGAAAAAGTAGACAATGGTGAAATATTTAAATTAATTGCCCCTGCATTTCAAACTATAATCGGGGGATTTATAGGTCTTTTAGCTGGTGTAAAGCTAAAATCTAATGACGAAGACAAAAACTGCAATTGTAAATAATTGTATTAACCCTCGCAGCTGGATGCTGTAAATCAAAAAAATATTATGACAACAAAGATTTTAATAATCTGGAAATATTTAATAATAGGTTTGCTTGCTTTTGCATTAGGAACATTTTTCCCTAATCCTGTCGCCAAGAAGAAGACGGAAAACGCCATTATCGCCTGGGCCAAGAGTCTAGGCTTTGGTCACCCGAGGTTTGAATACCATAACAACGAAGAATTCATTACCTCCCTTAAAAAGTGCATCTCCTACCTCAATTTTGACATCCCCACAAGCAAACACATAAATACAGAACTTATAGTAGCCCAAGCTATAGTTGAAAGTAATTATGGAACATCCCGATTTGCTATTGAAGGAAATAATCTATTTGGTATAAGGGTATGGTCTAAAGAAGGTATGTTACCTTATAAACAACCAGACCATATAGAATGGAGAGTAAGGGTATTTAAAAACAAGTGTGATTCTGTTAAATATTACATAGAAATTCTAAATACAAAACAAGTATATACAGAATTTAGAAAAGTTAGAGACATGTCATTTAATAGAGATCCTATAAGAATGGCAAAAGCATTAGATAGTTTTTCTACAAATAAAGAGTATGAAAAACATGTTATTGAGGTTATAAATAAATTAAGAAATAATAAATGATCGAAGCAATGCTACTTTTTAATATAGCTGTTTGGACATATTATACATATTTTTATTAAAATGGAATTAAGTAAAAGTTTTACATTAAACGAATTAACAAAATCTCAAGAAGCAACTAGACTTGGTATAGACAATACACCAAGTGATGAGCATATAGAAAATTTAAAAATACTTTGTGAAAATATACTACAACCTATTAGAGATTTTTATGGTATGCCTGTTTCTATATCTTCTGGATATAGATCTGTTGCACTTTGTGAAGCTATAGGATCTTCATCTAAAAGTCAGCACACTAAAGCACAAGCAGCAGATTTTGAAATTTTTGGAATAGCTAATAAAGATCTAGCAGATTGGATTACAACTAATCTTGATTATGATCAGTGTATATTAGAATTCTGGAACCCTAATGAACCTAATTCTGGCTGGGTTCATTGTAGTTACAATAGTACTGGAAATAGAAAACAGTACTTAAGAGCCAGTAAAGTTAACAATGTAGTAATGTACTACCCAATGAAATAATTATGGCTATAGGAAGATCAGCAATACCACAGCAAATAGAGGGAAAGCTTAGAGGAGCTAAACCATCAAAAGCTATGCGTAAAAGCAAAAGAACTAAGAAGTAGATTATACTATTCAATAGTGATATAATTTTCTCTTATGGAAAAACAGGGTTTATACGCAAACATAAATAGAAGAAAACGTTTAGGTATAAGCCGTCCAAAATCTAAATCTACAGTTTCTAAAGAAGCCTTTTCAAATATGAAAAAAGGTTTTCCTAAAAAGAAAATGGTAGAGGGTGGTTCTGTTAGAGGGCAGAAAGAAATACAAGTAAAAAAAACAATCTTTAAAGGAGTATTTTAATATGGCAGCACAACAACCAATGGGTGGCGCACACAAACCGTACAAGCTTACAGGAAAAATAACAGCTAAAAAAGGCAAAGCTGTAATGAAGAAGAAAAAGTAAGGTCGTGACCTATGGCTACATCTGGCACAACTACATTTAATTTAGATATTGATGACGTCATAGAAGAGGCGTACGAAAGATGTGGCATTCGTAATACAAAAGGTTACGATTTAAAATCATCAAGAAGAAGTTTAAATTTATTATTTTCTGAATGGGGAAACAGAGGTGTTCACCTTTGGAAAGTAGAATTAAAAAATCAACTTCTAACAGCTGGTACAATTACTTATACTACACCGTCTGATTGTAGTGATGTACTAGAAGCTTATGTATCAACTTCTGAAACTGTAACTTCAAGTACAAACGATATTTCATTAAATAAAATTGACAGGTCTGCTTATGCAGGACTTCCTAACAAAGGACAAACTGGTCAACCTTCACAATACTATGTGGACAGACAAATTAATCCTACGATCAGTTTATATCTTGCACCAGATTGTACGACTTATACTTATTTAAAATATTATTACATACAAAGAATTCAAGACGCTGGCTCTTATACTAATCAAACAGATTTACCTTATAGATTTTTACCAGCAATGGTTTCTGGACTTGCTTTTTATATTTCACAAAAATATGCACCAGAAAGAACACAGAATTTAAAATTATTATATGAAGATGAATTACAAAGAGCTTTAGAAGAAGATTCTTCAAGAACTTCTGTATTTATTTCACCTTATACTTATTTTGGAGACAGATACTAATGTCATTTGCACGAGGTAAAAGATCTTTAGCAATTTCTGATAGAAGTGGAGCACAATTTCCATATAAAGAAATGAGAAAAGAATGGAACGGATCTATTGTTCATTTTACTGAATATGAACCAAAACATCCTCAATTAGATCCTCCCTATCATCCAGCTGATCCTGAAGCATTATTAATGCCAAGAGCAGACATTAGACCAGGTGGAGCTTGTGTAGTACAATTAGATTTATATTATTGGCCAGGTCAATATTTAGCAAATGGAATGCAGCCTGGAATCAGTGGAGATGTAATTAATTATCTAAGATCTGCAGCAACAAGTGTTGGAGATGTAACAATTATAATATCATGACATACACAGAATTATTACAACAAATTAGAGATTATACAGAAGTAGGATCATCAGTTTTAACTAATAGTATTTGTGATACTTTTATTAAAAATTCTGAATATAGAATATTTAGAGAAGCAGATGCAGACTATGCTAGACAATATGCTACATCAAGCTTTAATCAAAATAATCAATATTTAAGTTTACCTGATGATAATACAGATGAAGGAACAACTTCTATTAGAAGAGCCTTAATCGTTCGTTCAGTAATTGCTACAAATACATCTTCTATTCAAATATCACTAGAGCCAAGAGATGATACGTTTATAACTGAATATAATAGTTCAGGAACATCTGGCTTTCCTAAATATTATGCAATGTATAGAGAAAACGCTATTCAAGTAGCACCAATACCAGCTGCGGCTTATCCAGTAACACTAGATTATGTTTACACCCCTGATAATTTAAGTACTACAAATACAACTACTTATATCAGCGAGAACGCACCAGAATTATTATTATATGCTTGTTTAGTTGAAGCATTTGCTTATCTAAAAGGTCCTATGGATATGTACAAATTGTATCAAGACAAGTATAATACAGCATTACAAGGATTTACGTTAGAACAAACAGGTAGAAGACGTAGAGACGAGTATTTTGATGGTTCATTAAGAATTAAAATTAATTCACCATCTCCATAAACTATAAGGAGTACAATATATGGCAATAGTACAAGCAGTATGTAATTCTTTTAAACAGCAAATTTTAGAAGGTGTACACAATTTAGCGACAGGTGGAAACACTTTTAAATTATCACTTTACACATCAGCAGCAAACTTATCAGCATCAACAACTGTTTATACTTCAACTAATGAAGTATCAAACACTGGTCAGTATACAGCTGGAGGCGGTACTTTAACTGGACAACAAACTTCACTTGATACAGGTGTAGCAATTGTTGACTTTGCAGATTTATCATTCACAGGAGTTACGCTAACAGCAGCGGGCGCTTTAATTTATAACACATCAGCAGCAAATAAAGCTGTATGTGCTTTAAGTTTTGGTGGAGATAAAACAGCAACAGCAGGAACATTTACAATTGTGTTCCCAGCGTTTACATCAGCGAATGCAATATTAAGAATTAGTTAGAAGGTAGTTTTATGGCGTTCGTTATAAACGACAGGGTCAAAGAAACTACTTCAACTCTTGGTACAGGCACCGTTACATTAAGCGGGGCTCAACTAGGATTTCAAAGTTTTTCTTCTGGCATTGGAGCAGGTAATTCAACTTATTACACGATTGCCTTAGGCAGTCAGTGGGAAGTGGGTATTGGTTCATTAACGAACGCTACAACCTTTACAAGAGACACAGTAATATCTAGTTCTAATGCAAGTTCATTAGTAAGTTTTACTACAGGAGCTAAAGATATATTTTCTTCTTTACCAGCTAAATGGACACCTTCTCCTGTAATGAATGCACAAACATTTGTTAATACACATGCAACAACACTTACTCAAGATCAAACAATTCAATCTGGAGTATTAGCAGGACCTGTTAGTATAACAGGAACACAAACAGTAACAGGAAGTTTAGTAGTAATATAATGGGCGGAATTTTACAAGTTGATACAATTCAGAATAATAATACGTCTACATTAATCACGCAGACGAATGCTACAACTATAACTATTGGTGCATCTGGTCAAACTATTACTATTCCAACGGGTGTTACTTTTAATACTACTAATGCTTCAATTAATTATCCAGCAGGATCTATTAGTAATAATGCTATAAATGCATCAGCAGCTATCGCATATTCTAAATTAAATTTATCAAACAGTATTGTAAATGCAGATATAGCTTCATCAGCAGCTATTGCTACTACTAAATTAGGTGCTGGTGCGGTGTTGCAGGTTGTAAGTGCTACTTATTCAACACAAACAAGTACAAGTGGTGGTTTTGCAGATTTAGGATTATCAGCATCAATTACTCCATCTTCTGCATCAAATAAAATTTTAATTTTTGTTTCAATTAGTGGTGTTTATAAAAATACTACAAATTCCAGCATAGGATTAAATGTTTGTAGAGGAGCTTCTGAAATAGCTAGATTTTCTGATAATGGACTTTCTTATACTGGAGATACAAGTGCAAGCCAAACTTCTGGTTCATTAAATTATCTTGATTCACCATCAACTACATCTTCTACAACATATAAAGTTCAATTTAAAAATGGTTCTGGTGGTGGTGGAAGTGTAACAGTAAATGATGGAAATGTTGTTTCATCAATTACATTAATGGAAATAAAAGGTTAATTATGAAAATAGATATTATAAATTCAATACTAGCAATAAATCCAACAGCACAAGTTACTGTAAGTGGAGATGATATTAATACAATTGTTTGGCACAATGGAACTACACCAATTCCTGCAAATGAAATACTTGCTAAACAACAAGAACTAATTACAGAATATAATTCTAATCAGTACCAAAGAGATAGAGCCAAAGACTATCCTTCTCTTGCAGATCAACTTGATATGCAGTATTGGGATAAGATTAATGGCACTAATAAATGGCAAGAAGTAATTAATGCAGTTAAAGCTAAATATCCAAAGGAATAAATAAATGCCTACACTTAAAGTAAATGAAATTGTATCTTATAGTGGTAACACACTTACTATTGGTACGACTGGTGATACAATTAATGTAGCAAGCGGTGTTACATTTAATACTGCTAGTGCTACGTTAACTTTACCATCTACAATTAAAGTAGATACAATTCAAAATACAAATTCAAGTACATTAATAACACAAACTAATAGTACAACAATTACTGTCGGTGTATCAGGACAAACGGTGGCTTTACCAAGTCAGTCTATATCTTATGCTGCAATTTCTAATGCCGTTGACTTTAGAAATATCGTCATCAATGGTGATATGCAAGTTGCACAAAGAGCAACTTCTTTAGCTTCTGTATCAACTAGTGGTTATAAAACTTTAGATAGATTTTTTATGACATTTGCTTCTCTTGGAACTTGGACTATGTCTCAATCAACAGATGTACCTTCAGGATATGGTTTTGCTAACTCTTTAAAATTAGATTGCACAACTGCTAATGCTTCACCTGCTGCTGGTGGTGCGATGATTTTAGGTCAATCTTTTGAGGGACAAAATTTACAATACTTAAAAAAAGGAACTGCTAATGCTTTACCTTTAACTTTATCATTCTGGGTGAAATCTACTAAAACTGGAACTTTTATTGCTGAACTTTATGATGATGATAATAATAGAAGTATATCTAAATCTTATACTGTAAGTGTATCTAATACTTGGGAATTTAAAACAGTTACATTTGCTGGAGATACAACTGGTGCATTAGCAAATGATAATGGTGGTAGTTTACTTTTATATTTCTGGTTAGGTGCTGGAACAAATTTTACATCAGGAACTTTAGCAACTACTTGGGGTACAAATACAAGTGCTAACAGAGCCGTGGGCCAAGTTAATATAGCCGACAATACAGCAAATGATTTTTTAATTACAGGCGTGCAGCTGGAAGCGGGTTCACAGGCAAGCGGATTTGAGTTTATGCCTTATGATATTAGCTTAGGTAGATGTTTTAGGTATTATCAAAAACTTCTTGCTGATGGTGGTTATACTGCTTTTGGATCTGGTACTACTTATAACACAACTATAGCACTAGCATTTATACCTTTTAAACAACAAATGAGATCTTCACCTTCTGTAGCAAGATCAGGAACTATGGCTATTCAACAAGGTGTTCCTTCTCCAACTATAACTTCTTTTACAAATAGCTATACAGGAAAAACAAGTATGTATACTGAAATTACTGCCTCAGCAGGTGGTTTAACAGCGAACAGTGGAAATATAATAATAGCAAATAACGATGCAAATGCTTATTGGGAATTGAGTTCAGAGTTATGATTAAAACAGTTAAAAAAATGTATAGTGTAAAAAATCAATTTTGTAATTATGAAATTACTTTAGATAATGATAAAGTTTGGTTAGTACCTTTAAATCCAGAAAACACAGACTACCAAGCTATTCAAAAGTGGATTTCTGAAGGTGGTGTTGTAATTGATAATCCACCAGCAGAGGAGAATAAATAATGGCTAGTATTATAAGAACAGATACACTTCAGAATTTAAACACTAGTAATATCATTACCCAGACGAATGCTACAACATTAACGATTGGGGCATCAGGGCAAACGATTTCTATACCCGCAGGTGCAACAATACAAAATAATGGAACAGCTACAGGATTTGGTACAAACTTTGACACAACTGTACAAACTACTAATTTTAATGCTGTTAAAAATACTGGATATTTTATAAATACAACATCTGCTTCTGTTACAGTTACTTTACCAGCTTCTCCTTCTTTCGGTGATCAAATTACCCTTGTAGATTATGCAGGAACTTTTAATACAGCTAATAAAGGATTAGCTATAAATTTAAATGGAAATAAACTTAATGGATCTACAACTCCATCGGGTATTGCAGTTCAATATCAATCGTGTACTCTTACATTTACGGATGCTACTCAAGGTTGGAAAGTTACTTCTGATGGACTTCCTAGTTTTTTTTCAAGTGTTGTAATTACATTTATTACAGCAGCGGGTTCATTAGGTACGGTTACTGATGCTCAAAGATCTTCGTATACTTTATCTTCGGCAGCAGCTACGGTAAATTTTGGTTCTTTAACATATTCAATTCAATCTGGATCATTACCAGGTGGAACAAGTTTAAATGCTACTACAGCAGCAATAACAGGAACAATTACAGCCGTTGTTTCAGAAACAATATTTACTTTTACAGTTAGAGCAACTTCTACTTTATCTGCATCTGTTTTTTCAGACAGAACATTTACTATAACGGTTCAAGAACCAGCAGCTTATGTAGTAGCAACTGGAGGAACCACAACAAATTCAGGGGATTTTAGAATTCATACATTTACAGGGCCTGGAACATTTACTGTATCAAGTGCAGGAAATTCTGCAGGATCTAATTCATTAGAATATTTAGTAGTGGCTGGTGGTGGAGCTGGAGGTGGGGACAGAGCCGCAGGTGGAGGTGCTGGTGGATTACGTAGTAATTTTCCAAGTCCAGCAACAGGAGGTTTTCCAGTTTCAGTAACATCTTTTCCAATTACAGTAGGTGGAGGAGGTACAGGAGTAGGTGATAATACAAGGGGTAATTCAGGAACAGATTCAGTTTTTTCATCAATTACATCAACAGGTGGTGGTGGAGGTGCATCCACAATAGGCTCCACAAGTGGTCTTTCTGGAGGATCAGGTGGTGGTGGAGCTAATGGTGGCGGAGGAGGTTCAGGAAATACACCTCCAGTAAGTCCTTCCCAAGGAAATCCTGGTGGAACAAATTCAGCTCCTTTACCAGCAAGCCAAGCTGGTGGTGGTGGAGGAGGAGGTCATGCTGCAGGTGGCGGAAATGGTGGACCTGGTAATGGTGGTAATGGTGGAAATGGTAGTCCATTTCCTTCAGCTTTTGTTGGCCCAGCTGGTTCTCCTGCTGGATTTTTTGCAGGTGGAGGTGGCGGAGGTAGAGACGGAAGAACAGGTGGTTCTGGAGGAACAGGAGGTTTAGGAGGAGGTACTGATGGACAAAGTTTATCTAGTCCAGGAACACCTACTACACCTGGAACAGCAAATACAGGCGGAGGTTCGGGTGGAATGGGCCAAGATCCCCCTGCTGCTAGTGGTAATGGTGGATCTGGAATAGTTATATTAAGATATAAATTTCAATAATTATGGCACATTTTGCAAAATTAGGGGCTAACGGAAAAGTTATATCAGTATTAACACTGAATGACAGTGATATGCTAAATGCATCTGGTGTTGAAGACGAATCAGTTGGTCAACAATATCTAGAAAGAAATAATAACTGGCCAGCTCAGATGTGGATTCAAACTTCTTATCATACATATTGTGGAAAACATAATAATGGTGGAACACCTTTAAGAGGAAATTACGCAGGTATTGGTTATACCTGGGACGAAGATAATCAAATTTTTTGGCCAAAAAAACCTTTTACTTCATGGGTAAAAGATGTAGCAACTGCATCTTGGAAATCACCAATTGGTGATGCACCCTTATTAACTGAAGAACAAAAAACTGCTAATTTTTATTACGAATGGAATGAAGCTGGACAATCTTGGGATTTAAAAACTATATCTTAATTGTTGATTTTTAGTTAAATAATATATATCTATTACACATGGTGTTATGCATAAAAAAGTACTATCTCAAATAGACTTATATTTTGGTCAAGTAGAAATGCCTAAAGGTTTCGAAATAGATAAAGAAAAATTAGGTGCAGATATTTTATCATCCACTATTTATAATAGAGAATTTCCATTCTCTAGATCTTGGGATATGCTACAAACATATATTCGTGAACATATAAATTTAGAATATAGTTTTTCATTAGTTAATAAAAAAACAATTGGTAATATTTATAAACCAGGAGAATATTCAAATTTATTACTACAAGTAGATCCAGTAGATTTAAGAAATTCACCAGATTATGTAATGTTATATGGAGTAAATGTTGGAAAAGATTCTTGTAAAATATTTATAGAGTATGATGATAATAGAAGAAAAGGAAGAAGTTGGGAAATACCTTTAAATAACAACAATTTTATTATGTTTCCTTCTACTCAAAGATACTATATAACTGCTAATAAATCAGAACAATTAAATTTTATATTAACTACAACTTATGAATTTAACTAATCATTATTGGTATTTTAAATCAGCTTTAACTCCAAAGTTTTGTGATGATATTATTAAATATGGATTACAACATCAAGAAGAATTAGCTATTACTGGTAAATTTGGAAGAGATAGAAATTTAAAAGATAATCCTTTAAAAGAAGAAGAAATTACAGATTTAAAAAAGAAAAGAAATTCTAATATAGTTTGGTTAGATAGTACTTGGATTTACAAAGAAATACATCCCTATATTAATGAGGCTAATAGATTAGCAGGTTGGAATTATGATTGGAACTTTTCTGAGCCTTGCCAATTTACTAAATATAAATTAAATCAATATTATGATTGGCATTGTGATTCTTGTGATACACCCTATAACGAACCTAATAATCCAAACAGGAATGGTAAAATTAGAAAATTATCTGTAACCTGCTCTCTATCAAATCCTGAAGAATATAAAGGCGGAGAATTAGAATTTGATTTTAGAAATAATGATTCAGATAAAAAACAAACTATCAGAACTTGTACAGAAATATTACCAAGAGGTTCAATATGTGTATTTCCAAGTTTTGTTTGGCATCGCGTTAAACCTGTGGTAAAAGGAACAAGATATAGTTTAGTAATATGGAACTTAGGTTACCCCTTTAAATAATATGAAAAATTTTAAAATAAATAAATACTGTGTTATTGAAAAAGCAATAGATCATAAAATTGCAAACTTTGTATACAACTACTTTTTAATGAAAAGACAAGTTGCAAAAACAATGTTTGATTCAAGATACATTTCTCCATTTGCAACTGAATTTGGTGTATGGAATGATGAACAAGTTCCTAATACTTATTCTCATTATTCAGATATAGCTATGGAAACTTTATTATTAGCTGTTCAACCTATTATGGAAAAACAAACTGGATTAAAATTAATCCCAACTTATTCGTATGCAAGAATCTATAAAAAAGGAGATATTCTACATCGTCATAAAGATAGATTTAGTTGTGAAATATCTACAACATTAAATTTAGGTGGAGATAACTGGCCAATTTATATTGAACCAAATCCTAAAATGGGTGGGGTTGTAGAAGGTAAAGATTATATATCTGATAATACTAAAGGTATTAAAGTAGATTTAAAACCTGGTGATATGTTAGTTTATAGAGGAAATTTATTAGAGCATTGGAGAGAAGAATTTAACGGAAAAGATTGTGCACAAGTATTTTTACATTACAATAATGCTGCAACTAAAGGTGCAAAAGATAATATCTTTGATAAACGACAACACTTAGGTCTTCCGAGCTGGTTTAAGAAATGATATAATTCATATCGGGAAAGATCTTCCACATACACACCAATCTTTCCCATTATAGGATTATTATATGTTTTTTGGAGCAGTAGCCTTTGCAGAAGCACCTTTTTCATCAGAAGGCATTATAAATCAAACCGTTGAGCTTACGGGGGTTAGTGCTGTAACAGCTATATCTGATGTTTCTACTTTTATAGATGTAGATGTACAAATTTCTACAAATTTATTAACTATTACATCTGGTGATTTATCTTTAATAGGTACAGCAACAGTAAATTTAGATACAAACTTATTAAATATATTCCAAGGTAACGTAGATCTTAATTTTGATGTTGCAATTAATGTAAGCACAAATTTAATCCAATCTACTATTGATAGTGTAACAATTGAAGCTGGAGGGAATGTTTATATTGCTACAGGAGCAGAAGCAGCTCTCGTATCTACAGTTAATGTAGTAGAAATTGATATTGCATTTCAAGAATTTTTAACAGGACAACAATTAAATTCAACTGTTAATAGTGTAGATGCTCAAGCAGTAAGTTTAATAGAGGTATCAACTAACTTACTACAAACTACAGTTAATACTGTAGTGGTTAATGCAGACGCTATAGTAGATACTACTACTAATTTATTAACAGTTGCTTTAGGTGATGAAAATACAATAGCTGATGCTAATGTAACTTTATCAACTAACTTATTACAATCTACAGTTGGAACTGCTCAAGGTACAGTATCCATAGATGTTAATGTTACAGGAGTATCTTTAAATACAACTACAGGAACAGTAGTAATTAGTATTGGTGTAGAGCTTACTGGAGTACAAATGACAACTTATGTTAACTCTCCTTTGATTATCTCTTGGGCCGTGGTTGATATAAACACTACAAATACATGGGCAACAGTAAGTACCAACACAACTAGTACTTGGTCGGTGGTTGATATTGCGGCTTAAAACTAATATAATAGCTTAATTATGCCATCATCATATTCTACAGATCTTAAACTAGAGTTAATGGTTACGGGGGAAGCCTCTAACACATGGGGAGATAAAACTAACTCTAATTGGAATTTAATACAACAAGCAGTTGCAGGTTATCAATCACTTGCTTTAACCTCAACAACTACAACGTTAGCAATGTCTAATGCAACTATTTCTAATGCTAGAAATATGGTGCTTGAACTTACAGGAACATTATCAGCAAATTCTACAGTTAACTTACCAGATGGTATTGAAAAATTTTACGTTGTAAAAGATTCAGTAACTCATGGTGCGTATAGTTTAACTTTTAAAACAACTTCTGGATCAGGATTTACTACAGAAAACGGTAAAGCATATCTTGCTTATTCAGATGGAACAAATATTAATGGAGTTAGTTTAACTAACTTAGGTGGAACTATCGGATCTGCACAAATAGATGATAGCGCTATTACTTCAGCTAAAATTAATGCAACAGCAGTTACAACAGTTAAAATTGCAGATGGTGCAATTACAGCAACACAAATTACTTCTAACGCAGTCACAACAGATAAAATTGCAAACGATGCAGTAACAGCTAATAAATTACTTAGAAAATTTACAATCAGTACATCTAATCCAGCAGGTGGAGCTGATGGAGACCTTTGGTTTAAATATACAGCCTAATTAAACATGACCGTAACTTCAGCAAATGTTTCGGGTACATTCAAAACAGTTACAGATATTTCAGGAAAGGTATCTGGAACTTGGAAATCCGTTGATGAAGGATATGCTAACGTATCTGGAAATTGGAAAACAGTATTTATTGCATTTCAAGCAACGTCTTTCATAACAGTAACAGCAACATCTACAACAACTGTAGTACCCCAAGGTGCTAATGCTATTCACGTTCAAGCTGCTGTGGGTGGCGGTGGTGGTGCAATGTGTGGAGCAGATTATGATAAAGCAGGAGGAGAATCAGCAGGAGCTGGTGGTGGATCAGGAGCTTATGTATCAGATAAAATATTTTCAGTTACAGCAGGAGAAACTTTAACATTAGTCGCAGGATCTGGAGGAGCTCCTTTAAATGGTAATCCACAAAAACTTAATGGTGCAGCAAGTCCTGGAACTGATACTACTTTATCAGGATCAACAACGGGAAGTATATTTTCATTAACAGGTGGTGGTGGATCGTCTGGATTAGGAGGAGGAGGTCAAGGACCTATTAGAACTAATACTGCAGGAACTGCAGGAGTCTCAACTATATCTGGAACTGCAATTACATCTGGATCATTTAATCAATCAGGCGTTGTTGTAACTGTTTCAACGTGTACGGGTGGACCAGTAGGAACATTTAATCAATCTGGAAATGGTGTTGTTGGAAATATATCAGGATCTAATAATTGCGGAGGAGATAACTGTCAAATAGGTGGTAGTAGTGGTGCAGCTTCTTATGCAGGAAATATTGCAGGAGGGGCAGGATCTCCTATAGGACAAAACGTTAATGGTACAGCTGGTAATAGAGGTTCAGGTGGTGGAGGAGGTGGAGCTCAATACGGTAATCAAGGATATGGTGCTTGTACTTCTGGTGCTGCTGGTGGAAACGGTGAAATTCAATATAGGTTCTTAAGAGTTTCTTAATTGACTTTATTTAAATAAAGTATATTAATTACTAATGGGCAATATATCCAAGTGGTTTGGTAAAGCTATTTATATTACAGCTTTAGATAATTTTGAAGAAATTAATAAAGAAATAATTCCATTAATTAATAAAGAAATTACACCAACCAATATTCAGTACGCACGGACCACGGACATTAAACCTCATGAATTGCAATCTATAAATGATGGTATTCATCGTGATGAAAGATTTAAAAAGTTATTTGATGCAATTCAACCAAAGATAATAGAAGCATTAGAAACACAACATCTTAGTTTAGAATTATTAGAAGTTTATATAACTAAAGCTTGGGCAACATTTGCTGTTAAAGATCAATATATTCATGCACATAGACATATGGCTTCTCATTATAGTTTTGTTTATTATCCTTATGCAGAAGAACAAGGTGACTTAGTATTCCAAGATGATGAATTGTGTAAAATTGGATTAAATATTCCAGTAAGAAAAGAATACTTTACTAAATTTACAGAAGTAAATTATGCAAGTGCAATCTATCCAGCTAAAACAGGAAACTTAATTGTATTCCCCAGTATGCTATTTCATGAAACTCAAGTAAACACTACAGATAAACCTAGAATATCAATTTCAGGCGATATTATGCTTACAATGAAACCTAGTGTTGTATCAGAACACAATATACCAAGTCCTACAACATGGAAGAAATTAGGCTCTTAATTTACTAGTGAGGTATTTTAGTATAAAATACCGAATATGCCTTTAGTTAAGATA